CTCCGGACCCGTTCACGTTCAGCGCCGTGATGACGTAATCTTGGATGCCCCCGCTTGAAATAGCTTCTCGTATATGCGAGATAAGCATCTTTCCGTCCGGGGTTGATTCGTTTGTGAATAGTGAAGCGAGTGCTGCTTTGATAACTGCCTGCGTATCGGAATTATTGGGCTTTATCGAAACGGTCATCGTAACCGGCATGTTAACTACCGCAGCCACCAAGACGTTCGCAGTTACTGGGGCAAGAGTATTGATATAAGCCTGGACCGAAGCGATCAAGGGGGCGCCTGCCACGGGGTTTGTGCCGGCAACGACGATGACCGTGTCTACCGTTCCGGCCCCGCGCGCAACTGGGAAACAGAAGGCTTTGAAAACCCCGGCAACGGAAAGTGCCCAGGCTACGTAGTCAGTTTTATTTCCCCCAGCGCTCGGGTTCTGAATGCTGAAGAGCACGCGCGCGCGAAGGTCGGTGTCCGTTTCTTGATCAACACCTCCCGTCGCTACGTTGGTCGTGTTGAGGATATCTGTTGCACCAGCTATTGGGGACGACAATTGCAGCTGCTCGTTGTTTGCAATGTTACCCAATGCCCCGGCAGTGCGGCAGGTAATATTGAGAGAAGCTACCCCGCTGCTAATGGAAGGGGCGTTACTCGTTATGTATTCGACCCCATCGTCCCGAACTAGAAGTGTGCTCGTTGGAATATTGGTGCCATTAGTTCCGCTGATAATCGCGGTTCCGGTCGCTGGGGCAGCTGCTTTGCGGCTTAATTTGCGGACGGAAGCCCATCGATCCAGAAAAACTCCTTCGGCTTTATCCGGTAAAATTTGATCTGCGAGGTAGGCTTGGTAACCGTACTGGTTATGCATGGCTCCTGCGAAGACTCGGGCTAAGATGGCGAACGCGGAACGTCGAAGCAGTGGAGCATTTCCCGTAAGGCGGGAAGTGATATCGGATTCAAGCCGGCTCGTAATTGTCGTAAGGGCTGCACGTATCCAGGGCATTAGTTGCCTTTCGAAATTAACGAGGTTTCCCAATTATAAATGTATTTCACTCATGGGTCCCTGGGTCTGTAGATCATAACTTCCAGTGAAATTGCATCAGGGCTTACGATAGTGGCGTCCACCTCTATATCGGTAGCGATTCCATCTTCAATCATCCAATCTAATGCCTCTTTGGTGTAATGCTTAAATTTAGCAAGGACTTCCGATGTCACCTTGGATCTTTCTAAGAGCCATAGCTTAGATCCAATATTATCTGCTTGGAAAGCGTCCGCCCACCATCCTCTTCGATCTGAATCTTCAGAAGGTAGTGTATCGTATTCCGCAGCACGTTTGTCGGTTAGAAGGGAGATTAGAATAGCAGAAATAATGGAAGGGTCCCGATCCGCATCGTTTAACGACACATCAATACTTATTTCATCGTTTTGAAATGCAAGTGCTAAATCTCCACTGAAATATTTATCAGTATTATAAAAGGGCGCGGTAAGGGTTGGTGCTTCAGCCCCGCCTCCCGTCCCGCTTGCATAATGAAGACCTATTGGATAAGGAGACGAAGTGTAAGGATTAAACGCGAGCGAAGGAGCACTTCCATTTATAAAGAGAGAAGACAAAGGGTTTGTTTCCCCGAATCCAGCCAAGGACGGATCAAGGTTCAAAATGTCAGCCGGGGATGTTATGGCTGTGGAAAACCAGCCGGGCAGGGAGGACGAAACACTATTATAAAGGTCTATGCCGGTATTTTTAGCATTATTAAAGAAAAGGCTAGTCAGGACTGACGAATATACCAGCGATCCGTTATCACCAAAAGATAGGGCGGCTTGTGAAGAATTTTGGAGCCAACATACATTATTCCGGAAATTAAAGGTATTAACTCTAGTAAATGGAGTTCCTACCAAAAGACCGAAATTAACCGCCCTTATTGAAGAGGATGCACTAGTGCTTGATACAACGAAGGCATTGTTTTCGACAAGAATCTTCGTTGCCAAAATTCCGGATATCGTCGTCGTGGACGCATTAAAATTGAATGCTCTTTGTCCGCCATAAAATTTGTTATTGAAAACTTGGAGCGTCCATGTTTTCCCTGTGCTATATCCCCGCTTGACGTCGGCCCGGATACGGATACGTTTGTCGCATTAGAAACGGTGCATACGAAAATACAATTGATGAATTTGTTAACCTGCGCCTCAGGAATAAAAGACATGGTAGAAACGAAAATTCCGGTTCCGCTGGAAGGTGGCGTCATAATGCAATAGAGGTCTTCCATAACGAAGCTGCCGCGAGGAGCAACCCCTGTGCGCGATACATTAAGGCTGGGAAACCTACACACGTAAGGGTTGAGCGGGCTTCCAAGATGGGATGTGGCCTGGCGAATCGTGAGAGCAAACCCGCCAAGGTCTATTCCCGATCCTGTTCTCGGAAATATCGCACTTGCATCCGTGGAATCGCCGACCTGATTGAAGGTTACGTTCCCAGTGAGTGGCGTAGCGAGATCCGCCAAAGCCGCGCCCAGCGTTGAATAGGTTCCTCCTGTTCCGAACGTATATGTTCCGGAGCTAATACTCATACCCTGTTTAGCTTCTCAGCTTCCCAGTTGTAAAAATATTGGAAAACAGTAGCTCCACCTTTTCCCAGCGGACGATAAACTGTGATAGTAAATACCATCACGTCGCCGTCTCCCTTTTGTACTATGCTTTCAACTTTGAGGGCAACGCCATCATCGATCAGCCATTTGAGGCAGTCGCGCACGTAACTATTCGCGCGAAGAATAACGTCGTCGGTGATCTTGACCCTTTCCAGGAGCCATAGTTTTGATCCGATTTTATTGGTTTCGGAATCGCCCCACCATCCGCGTGTTTCTTTTGAGTTTTCCTCGGATGTTACAAGGCGGTCAGAAAACAAGGAAATGAGAATGGCAGTTTCTAGCCCCGCATCTCTTGTCAGGTCATTAGAGTCGATAAACATCGATCCAAGGTCATTAACCATTTGCAATTTGATATCGCCATCGTAACCACGGATCGTCATGGAGTCGGCGCTCCAGTGAACCCACTAAGCGGATCCGGATGTACGTGAGTTTTTAGACTGGTATTTGTTATGCTTGCGGTTACGTCGATATCAGAATGAATAATTCCAGACGCTTGAATAGGACCGTTCACCTTAAAGGGTTGCCCAGCCGCTGGGGTAGCTTCTATCGATCCATCTGCCTTTAGAACGACCTTGGCCCCGAAGGCATTATAGACGGCCGCTTCGCCTTCCTGTAGGCGCACGCGGTAGCGTCCGTCGTCCAGCACCAAGACTACCCCATGATCGCGGTTGCCTCCAATGAACCCCGCTATGCCGGCCCCGCCAGGCTTTGGACGGGATGTAAATCCGAAGTTCTGCAAACGAAGGAGCCCACCCAGAACTTCCTTATCCCCCGTGCGAATTTGAGCGACTTGGTAATCCGTCGAATCATCTAACCCTGTTAAAACAAATCGCGCAAGCATAAGCATGACGCGGTTCTTCAACGGGGTGATCCATCGCAGGAGATCAGCGTTCATCAGTCGTCAAACCCGATCTCCTGTTTTTGCTTGATAGCAAAGACAGGTTCGGGGGCGAAGGCATCGCGGCGCTTTAAAGTGAGTGCGGTTTCTGATCCGGTGTCTGATTTTGAAAAGGTTACGTCGGCGATCAGCATTTGGTCGTTGAGGTATAGCGGAGGAATTTCTACTGGCACGATTTGGTTCTTTTTCCAAAGGGCCCCATTTCCCTGTCGAAATCCAGCGACGGTCACTTCAACGACTGCCGACGCAGCGCTGCGAACTAAGGCTTCCCATTCAGCTCTTTTCTTTGCGATGGGTTTTGTGACTTCGCCTTCAGCGTGAAGCATGATCGGACGAAAACGAGTTACCCTGGTATCCGAGGCATGCCCGATTACGTCCACGGAAACACCAAAGTCATCGAAGCCACTACCGCCACTGTTCTGTCCGCGCACGTAATAATCGCGAAAGCGGTTAGAGTCGTCGTAAACTACAGACGCGTGTTTGATATTCTTACCCCAGGTCAAAACGTCGACAGCAAATTCTTTACCGGAGTACCCCATAATCATTCGCCCCTCTGCGTCCGAATACAGGAGCACTCCTTCTTGCCTGCGCGCTTTGTCAATGGCTTCGAAGACCGAATCCCCAGGGTTTAGGGTAACATCCATTCTTCGGGATTTAGAGAAAACACCCTTATCGTATTTGAAGTGCACACCGAACTTGCTCGTAAAGAATTCGATATGTTGGGCGAGGGT